TACAACGATGAACCTCCATACAATGCTGATTACTACGCTGGCGAATCGCAAGCCAATCTCCAACATGTTGCTCGTATCGGAACCGAAGTCGGTGTCGGACGTGTCGGACGTGCCAGTGGATTCTGTGCACCGTTCGGATTAATTTGTGTCGACCCTCACGGCGTCAATACGGCGTTCCGAGTCGTCCTCAATCTTGCCGTTGGTACCTACCACGGTGTATATGCGGAGCGTGCTTGAAATGACGCTACCGGACCCAGAAACAGTCCAGAGGGCAGCCACCTTGGCTAGTGCTATGAATCATCTCAAGGAAAATCGTCTTGAGTACATGATCGTCACCATCCTTCTCTACGCCACCGGTCTCGGGGCGACCCTCTTGACAAAAGCACAAGGAGTGTGCATGTGATGGCAAGATATCAAAAGAAAAGCAAGACCACATTTGGGAAGGCATTCAAGAAAAAGAGTTCTGGTGGAAAATTCAAGAAAGGTACACTTGTGAAATACAAGTACCAGAACGGACGCCGAGTCGGCACTGTCAAGGCTCGGAAGTGAAATGTGTCCAACATGCGGCTGCAAGTTGGTTAGCATGACCAAGATAGAAGAATACGATGTTCTTCACTATCGATGCCACGGATGCGATCAGGAGTGGGTAGAATGAATCAATATCACCAAACATGGCTGGAACACTGTGAACAATTGCAAATGCCAGTGATTCCAACTAGCGACGCCAATTCTGAAGGTCCATACTGGACTCTTGAGCGAGCAACCAACGTCCATACAGCCGGACGACAGACTCGTTCTGCGTTTACTATGGCTACTGCCATGGCCGCTGTTGACGGACCACTTCCATTCGTGGATGTGGCTGCATACACCGCCGCTACTCTGTATTCTGCGGCTTGGTGGACATACGCCCTCTCATAATCCCGAAGGTTCTACATTGGACTTTGTCCTTAACCAAATACTTCGAAACATATTCTGCGGTCCTCTTACGAGATTTGACCGCTTCGTAGTTAATTCGCCCTAATCCTATCGACATTAACTGAGTACACCAATCGCTTAACTTGGCAGGTTGAATCCAAGGAGCGATAGCAACCATATGCACATGAGCATGGAACTTGTATTGCGGATGTGTGAAATTATCTAGATCGGGCACCCACTTGTAGGTGCATTCTAGAACATACGATCCACCACGAATACCATTGTCTTGCAATATCGTGCGTGCCTTGGGTAACTTCTTCTTCAAAGAATCCAATTGTTCTTCCCTGCTCGAGGGAGATTCCCAAGTAAACCATTGACTAGGCAGAGCGAAAGTGATCAACTTCGGTACCTTACACTTCTGTGTATCTTCTGCCACATCGTGGATGCGGTCCATACGCTTACCCATCCTCGTTGCTCGACGGTAGCGTGCTTTGCATGCGTTACACCTGTCGGGAAGGTTCAGAGGCCGTTTGCCACGTTCTCCGGTCCTCTTGCTAATCCTCATCGTCTCCACATAATCTGGAGGCGGATGATTCCACTGACATTTCCACTCGGTTTCACCGAACTCAGTGAACACCGGATCCTTATCCGGTACGAATGGACATTTGGGACAAGTGTACTTCCAAGTATTCCCTGCTTTATTTATCATAGGCTCCAAAATTATCCATCCTCAAGACGGCTTGGCTTGGTGATGGTCACGGAACAATGATCCATGTGTTGCATGAGTGCATTGAGTCCAACTCGGACGGTTCCGCAATACGGACAGATGTGTGGAAAACAATCATGGTTCATTTCCAGCACCTCCACACCTATCTTCCGCAAGTAGATGCCCGGAGGGCCTCTCTACTGTAGCGACCGTAGCGCATCGCGCTGGTCGAAAGTCCAACCCGCCGGAGGCCCTCACTGGCCCTCCGCCCCTGGAAACCAAACCTCAGATAACACTTGAAAATTGCAATCCAGGCAGTACACGTGTGTGTAAGGGTAAGTAGTGATCAGACTGCGAGCACGGCATGCCGGGCAGTAGTCTTCATGACTCACGGGTAATCACCTCGATAAGTTCGAGGATAACCCCGGTAAGTTCAACAATCTCGGCCTCTAGTCTCATGATGGATTCTTCCATGAACGGCCGTCGCATAATGTGAGTTATTATGACTCGCTAACTTTGCCAACACTAGGTGTATTATTTACACCAGACATTATTAACTGTCAAGCCTCCGATTATTAACATGGCAGGCGCAAATCTCCCAGCAAAGAAATACTCTAAGAAATCTCCAACCGTCACTCGGCTCTCTTTTGAGTTCGACGGTTCATCAACACAATTCATTGATATCGCTCAAGCTTTGAGCGCCATTAACCGTAAATTTTACCGCCAAGGCGTTTACTACTACGTAAACTCTGTAGAAGTTTACAACAACGAAACTGGCGTTGTGGACCTCCACACGCTACCAGACAATTGGGTTACCAAGAACGCTTGGAACCGAGGATTTCAATTGTTTCAAAAGATGAATGCTATGGTGGACCCACCAATTTCAAGTATCGGTCGTCCAAAATACCACGACTTCAAGGTCTATCTAGATCCTCGACATCAAGCGGCAGGTTGTACTCCACCTGCGCTACACGACATCAACGGCATTGTTCATTCTCTATTCCCATCTGATGATTGGGATTACAGCCAATTCGTTTCAGCAGACGACGACCAAGATGCTGCTGCAAACGCCGACGAATTTTACGTGCACATGCTCGGTCCTCACGTCGGTAGCTCATCCAACTGGTCATCGGTTGGTCTAATCAAATCTTACGCATTAACCCGGCATCGTGCTACTGCAGACGGTTTGCCGGAGCTTCCTCCCAATGTTAGTGACGATCCACTTGTGAATGTCTTTGACTTCAGCTCAGAGGAGCAAATGAATGACATTATCGAGAATCTTGATGTTTACAACGATGAACCTCCATACAATGCTGATTACTACGCTGGCGAATCGCAAGCCAATCTCCAACATGTTGCTCGTATCGGAACCGAAGTCGGTGTCGGACGTGTCGGACGTGCCAGTGGATTC